CTGTCAAAACCACCAAGGGCAGGCGGGTGTCCAGCAAGTGGTGGTACATCGCCCCAGTTTAGGGCATTTATAGTAATAAAGTTTGGGTGGGCTTGGATGCTCTCTGCCGCCGCCGCACCAGTCATCATAATCTGTGGGTCGCTGTAACCACGGCCATTATAATCAGTTCCAGACTCGCCACCACCATTGGTAGCAAGTCCGCAGTATTCTGCCACGATGCTTACGACCTGTCCCTTTTCCTCGGTCATCGTTGCCTTAAACAACTTGAGTTGCGAGTAATCGTCAGAAGGGTGGGAACGGCCACGATGGAACCAGTTGGGAAACTGTGCGGTGTAAATCTTCGCCCACTTAAACTTGACGGTGGACTGAAGCATACCAAAGCCGTCCGAGTCCACAGACCATCCTGGCTGAACTACTGGTGATTCCAGATCGTTCCCGTATTTGATAGAAGTGTCGATTGGCATAGATTAGTATCCGAGTGCGGTGTTGCGGTAGATTTGGATTTCCTCTTTTGGGGTAGCCAACTGGGGAGTGGTATTTTCCGCAGTCTGTTCCGTGGCTGTTGCGATGCGTTCCAAGGGAGTAAAGGCTATGGCTGAAACGATGTCGCCGCCGCCCATCTGCTGGAGCGATGATGCACCTTGGGCTTCGGACAGGCCAAGCGGAGAGAGTTTCTTGCCATCGGCACCGCCTTGAAGTTCTTTGATTCTGTCCAAAAAGATTTTCTTTTCATCAGCATCCATAGAATACCTCCAGGCCAAATCATCGTAATATGCTTCATCTTCCTCTTTTGTATGACCACTTGAGCGATTTTTGTATGTGGCTTCGGCGGCATCCTTTAACATTTGTCCACGATCAACAAACCATCCTTTAAAGTTGTACCAAACGCTGTTCGCAAAATTATCAATAGCATCAGCAAGTCCTTCCCCCAGGTTGTGCATAGTCCCCACAATGTCGATAAATGCCGATTCAAGAATGGCACCAACCCGTGTCATCATATCTGCAAAACGAGCCGAACCACGGGCATTTTCTTCTTCGGCTGTTGCAACATTACCCAACTGTTTCTTTAGTTCTCCAGAACCCTGCTTGACCAAGGGAAGCATCTGCTCGAAAGACGAGCCGAATAACTGCGTGCCATAGTGCATCAAGGTGGCGTTATCTGTACCAGCCTTATGTGCATCGGCAAGTGCGTAAAGTGCATCTTCGTATCTTAAACTTTCCTTACCAATGTCCTTTAGTCCAAAGCCCAACTTTGTAAGTGCAGAATTGGCCTCGGAACCCTTGATCTTGGCTTCGCCCATCTTCTTGTTGAACTCGGCCATCGAGTGCGAAAGCGTGGACAGGCTCATGCCAGAGTTCTGTGCCACTACATTCCATTTTTGGAGTTGCTCGGTCGGCATACCAGTAGCCACGGACATATTGCGAAGTTCACGGGCCTTCTCCGCATACTTCAACATGAAGTCAAAGATAGGCGTAATTGCCGACATTAACATCTGGCCGATACCGTACGCACGACCAAGGATGGACGCAAAGGAAGTGGATTGCGTGGACGCCTTACTGCCTTGCTTGGATACATCCTGCAAACCCTTTTCCAACTGGGTGGTATCTGCACCGACTGTGACTACGATTTCAGAGGCCATTAGTTTCTAGGAGTTGCTTCTTTAAAGCGGTTGATGATGCTGTCGAACTTATCGAGCATATCTTCGTCATCGGTCGATAGGACATCAATCTTGGAACCGTTGTATATGGCGTGGGAAATGGACATCCATACGGCTTCACCTTCGGGCATTGTCCATGATTCTTCAAGCGTACAACCGTTCCGAACATTGTTTGCCACACAAGACAGCACCCACGGGATGTTCTCCTTATTCACGCCCTTCTCCTTTGACCACATTTTGGGGTAAGAGCAAGACTCTGTGATAACACCAATAATGCGTCCAACTTCACGGGCCAACTTATTTCTATTGGAGTTAAGCACGATCATATGCCATTTCTCCATGAAGTTGATTGGTGCGTTGATGCCTTTCTTTTCGTAAGTTGATAGTATTCTTACGGCCTTGATTACATCGGTGGCTGTAAATCCACGCTTGCCGATGTCCAGGAAAGGGCTGTCGATGGCCATAAGCATCATGCGATGCCGTAGGCAGAAAGGAAGCAACCGCTTCCCGCAGACTTTTACATCCGAGGGAAGCGTGGTCGTGGCCTTGAGGTAACGAGCATCCATTCGTGGATGCCGCCTCTTTAGGCGATTTCCTGGTACTTGATACCTTTTACGGTGACCTTACGGTAGTCCTTGTTGGAACCTTTGTCGTCAATCGACTTGAGGATATATTGGACACCATCATAGGTAAACTGAACGCCGTTTGTAGGAATTGAGGCAGACTCTTTCAGAACGCCGTCAAGGGTAACTTCGTTGCGGCGGTCATCAAGGTGATCGGTAATCGTGCGGCCATCTTCGTCTGCGACTTCAACATCAAGTGCGAATGACTGGGAAATGTCATCAGACTGGACGACCATATAGGTGATGGAAGTCTTGTCACGAAGCCCGTAAAAAAGGGCTACACCGTATTCGATAGCGATTGCCATAGTTGTTCTTTGGAATTAGCGAGGTGTCAAGGGGCGGGGGGTAGCATAACAAATACGGTGTATTCAATCAAATTGCCGTACTTACGCTGGTGCATACCCTCCTCGTCCTGGTTAACCCAAAGGTCGTACAGGATGCCATCCGTAGATAGCGTCCAAAGAGCCTTTAAAGCAGAGGTGTCCGACATAAGGTTTTGGACGCTTTGGACACGGGTGCGGTGCTGATCGAGGGTTTCGTCATCGGCGGACGAATAGACCCCGATTTCAAGGGTTACGGTGTAATTACCAAATGGATGGCTACCAAGGGCATCAACGGCCTTGGATGCCTTGGCGTAGGCCGTAACCAAAGGGATAACCTTAATTTCTGGAGTAATGCCCTTGTGGACGGCAACGCCCGTAAGGTTGGCCGTAAGGTAGGCGGAAACCTTTTCCTCTACGATTGTACGGGCGGAATAGAATGGGATGCTCATGGTTAAACTTGGGTAAGGGTAAAGCCTTTTTGTAATTTCTGGGTAATCTGAAGAAGCGTGCCGTGGTTCTTGGAACCCTTTAGGGCGTGGAGCATCTTCTCCCGCATGGCGAAGCCACGGTGGTTCCAAGCCTTTTGGAACAGGTGCCAGCCTTGTGAATGGTCACGGGCGATGGCGTTGCCGATCTTCACCTTGGGTTTTGTGCCAGTAAGTTGTGGTTGGCAAATAGCGTTGGATGAGCCTTGTCCAGAAACCCATTGAGCCGTAGGCATGAAGCCAAGTTTAAGGCCAGCGTGATACCAGCCAGCCTTCAGTTTACCTACACGCTTTTGAACCTTTTTGATGTAATCTTCGACTAAATTGAAGTTGGCTGTAAAGTTTGTAGGTTTCCTGTTTTTGTTTACAAAATAATTTGGTTTCCCACGAATATGCTCATGAACCGATTGAATACTTCCTGGCGTATCATAATCGGAAACTTTTGCAAAACCAGACATTTGGTTCTGTTGTGCGTGTCTTTGCTTAAAGTTATCAAAGTCAGCCTGGGTTACCACCATGCCGTTTAAGTGGAAAACACGGAAAATCCATGAAGGCTCATGAGGGGGGGGCAACTTTTCTTTAAGTCTAATCCATTTATCAAAGATTCCAAGGTCGCCACGGCTGGCCACTAGAGCGTAGGGAGCCTGGGCAAGCGGGGCGAAAATCCTGCGGACATCACGGCTTACGGCGGCACGACCCTTATCACGGGCTTTATTGCCGAATCCGCCTTCGCCGCCCTTGCTGATAGTGGGTGCAGAACCAGAAAACGGTGGGGTGAAGTCGCAAGCGTCACGGGCAAGCAAGCGTGCCTCGTTTTTAACCACATCGGCCATAGTCTTACGCATTACTTGGCAATAGAGTGCCACATGGGTATGGTACAGGTCGGTGTTCATGCGAACATTCCGAGCCGTACTGATTTGAATAGCCATTACTGAACCAGCGTCTGCACCTTGCAGATCACCCAAGCCGAAGGGGGTCGGTCGGTGACCGTCATGATGCGATACTGCTCTCCGTTGAAGGCGATGATGTTACCAAAGGCTACAAGGCCAGGATGGGCGGCGGCTTGAACCCGCAGGATTTTGACATCGTACGAGGTTGAGGAGGTGAAACCACCCGTTTCCAAGTCCTGCATCACGGCAGGCTGGCTCATTAGAGCATTAAAGGCCACGGGCGTGCCTCCTGGGACGCTTTTGACGGTTACCGACTTGGGAATCTCCCCAAGGATTTCAAGGGCGTCTGCGGCCCATTCTGAAGGTAAGTCAGCCATCTGTAATTAGCGGACTGTCAACAAAAGGAGAAGCCCACCCCCGTGGGGATGGGCCTCTCGGCATTTTCGCTGGTGGAGGCTGTTAACGGCCTCCTAAATCCCCACCTATTAGGTGAAGATGATACGCTGGAGAGCCGCAGGGTTACCGACAGCCGTACCCTGGAGCCAGACGGCCTGCATATTGTGCGTGCCCATCTGCCAGTTGTAGAAGTAACGGAGAGCGAAGGTAAAGCCGCTTTCTGGGTCGGTCACATTCATCTGTTCGCCACCGCCCGTGGTCGGGCTGGCAGGAACACGGGTGACGATGACCAAGCCTTCCTTGCAGGAAGCGATACCGTTCAGACCTTCCGAGGAAGGGGTGCCTAGGCCGCTGAAACCATTGAACTCGCTGACGCCGAAGCCGTGGAGTTTCTTGTCGATGGCGTTGTTCTGGATAACATCCGAAACACCGTACGAGAAGGTCTGGGCAACGGAAGGGTCTTGGACGAGTTGACCGAGAGCATCGGGCGACAGGAGAAGGTGACGATCGTTGTGAGGCAAGTTAGCCTTCGTGAGCGAGGTAGCGGCGGCGGCAACCGAAGTACGAGCAAACGAACCGATAGCACCGTTGTAAGCCTTGGTAGCAAAAGCGGCGTTGGTCACCTTGCCGAGAACTGCGTTGTAAAGCGACAACTGGATGGCGTTGGCCATAGGAGCCATGAACAGACGGCGGAGGCGTTCCAGCGAGAGCGTGGAGGCTTCGAAGTCCGTGAAGGCAACATCGACATAATCGGGTTCTTCAAGGGTGATGGCCACATCGGTCGAGGTAGCGGCGGTTGGGACGAAACCGTTAGCAGGGTTATACTTCGTGGAAGTAAACGAACCAGCGTAGCGGGTGTGAACGGTGGAGCCTCGTTCAGCGACATAGGAACCGAAGTCCGTAACGGCGATCTTGGTCAGCGGTACGAGTTCGGGGACGAGCGTGCGGAGGGATTCTTCCGCAACGAGTTGGAGCGTTAAGCCACCAATGGAGTTGGACATATTAGTATATTACGGGGTTAAGGTTAAGGAAAATTAAGAGACGGTACCCGTCACCTTTTCGAACTGACTTGCAGAGATTTCAGTACGATAGCGATGGGTGAAGCCGATTTCATAGTTCATCGGGCCACCAGGAGGGGTGGTTTCCGTGAGTTTGATTTGGAAGGAAAGCGTGGTGACGCCGCTGTTTGCATCAGCGTCAGCAACAATAGCCGTCCAGTTGTCGGTCAACAGGGTGCCGAGTTCGGCAGTAAGGGTAGCGGGGAGTGCCATAAAGAATTACTTGAGGCCAGAAGCACGCAGGATCGCAGGGCGATTCTTCGTGTAGAAGGCGGAAGCGGCCTTGGCGTCCTTTTGCTTGAGGGTGACCCATTC